GAACGGAACACAGCGGCTACATCTGGTGCACCTGCTACATCAGCCATGTTTGCGAAATACAAATAACGGCGATTAGCCTGTGATTCACCTGCAAATGCTTCTTTCAATGCTGCTTCGGTACGGGTACCTTTTACTGATTTTGCCATACTATTTCTCCTTTGGTGTTGAATAATATTCTTCTTTGAAACAGCCACACTCAGGACAAATAAAAGTATCTGGCAAATCTTCAAACTTACCTTCCTTTTCATCATCGTGAACATGACCACAAACCATACAAATATGTTGTAATTCCATACATTCCTCTTTAATAGTTAAAAACTAATAATATTACTTAGTCATAGTTTATCACAATAAGAAGTTTTTGTCTAATGATATTTTTTTATGTCCGTAATCTATTTTTTTAATGATTAATTTGCCTTTTCAATTGAGAAATTAAGGCATCAATTTCATTTCGAATCATTACATTTGATTGTGGCATCCAAACTTTTATTCGGTTCAGAAACACAATTAACTCTCTTATGTTCATAGTATGCTTTGGTCAACATGAGTTACTACTACACCACATTGTTGAAGAAAATCAACACCAATATTATCACGGTAATGATTACCAAAATAAACTTTTTTAATACCTGCTTGATGTATTAACTTAGCGCAATCTAAACACGGCGCATGAGTAACAAACATATCTGCACCCTCTGTTGAATTGGTTGAGCGTGCTACTTTTGCAACAGCATTAGTTTCTGCATGTAATACTTCTGGTTTGGTTTTCAATTCAACTGTATCGTCAGAATGTTGTATAACATTTTCACAGTTATTATCCCAACCAGCGGGCATGCCATTGTAACCAATGCCTATAATTGTATTATCTTTTACGATAACACAACCAACTTGTAATCTTTTTGCTGATGAAAGTTCTGCATAAACACTTGCAGCTTTCATGTGTGCAATAACAAACTTAGGCTTCATTCTTTGGCCTATTGTTTGGCTTCTTTTCTGCTTTGAAAGGGACTGAAGCTGCTATTTCCGCTTCAATCATAGAATTTTTAAATAGACCTCTTTTATGTGGGTCAACATAACAAGCAAGTAATCGTTTTGATTCTTTACTTAACTTAAAGTTTTTATCACGCCTAGTCATAATATATCCTCAAATGTGGTGGGGTTTTCACCCCACCGTTTATCAAGCAGCCTTTTTAGATTCTTGTAACAATTGTGGTTTAAATTCCTTCAAATCGTTACTAATCTCAATCTTGCGTGGCTTCTTATGGTCAGGAATAATATTTTCCAAACCAATACGCAAAATACCATCCTTAAATTCTGCGCCACGAACTTCGATTGTGTCAGCTACGGTAAGTGTCTTAGTGAAAGACCGAGTGCCAATGCCACGATGTAGATAGGTCACTTCAACCTCTTTGTCCTTCTTTTCACCTTTGACCGTCAAGTTACCATCTTCAACGGTAATTTCAATTTCATCTTTGCTAAAACCAGCAACGGCAAGTTCAACAACATACCGATTGTCGTCTAGCTTAATGATATTGTGTGGAGGGAAAGTAGAAGGCTTCTGAGTTGCATCAAGCATCTTCTCAACATCATCAAAAAATCTATCAAATCCCAGCATTGATTGGGATAAAGGTCCAAATGAAATACGACCTAGTGTCATGTTTTATCTCCTTGTAAGCGAGTTGTCAAAAATGCGGCCCATTAGGCGCCGCACCATTATTTATATAACAATTAATATTCGTTTGGTTTTTTGCCAATATTGTATTTGGCAATTAAATTCCAATCGTCTTTTTCCTTAAATGAAATAATCTTAATCTGATGGAGTGGTGCGATATTGTCCTCAATTACTTTACGATTCAATATCTTTACCAGACCCCATTCTTCTAGCAAATTCGCAATAGCATTCCGTCTTTGAATGTCATTTTCGGATATGTTAGAAGGCTTGCCATCTAAGGCAAACAATTCTTTAAAATGCACAATGTAATATCGACCTTGCTTATGTAAAATATGGCAAGATTGATACAACACCTTTTCTTTGCGAGAAGAAACACCAATGCGGGTAAGAGTTTCTCTCACCTTCAAAAAATCATCCTGTTCATTGAGGCTTACCTCAACAAACTGTGTCAAGTCAACCATGTTACTTCCTTAATCCACCTGTGTCGGTTTGTTCTTTTAGTTGTTGGATTTGGTCTTTGCTTAGTAGTCGGAGAGCCTCACGGGCTTTCGATTCTGAGAAACCATAGAACGATTTTACACATGATAAATCTTCACTTTTCTCAGCCTTAACCCACTTTGCAAATGGTCGCTTTTGCGACCTCACAGTATTTAGTAAAAAGTCATTTTGCAGTTTTTTATCAATAAAATGCCTGCGGTTCATCTCATTTGCAAACAAAACACAATCTTTATGATAAGATAAACTACGATTGATGATGAATGGATTGTATTCTTTTTCAGTCAGTTCATCAACAATGAGCTGCTTTTTACTTTGCAGAATCTCTTTTACATAGTCAAATGGGCTCATACAAACTCACAGGATACCATTAATTCAGTCAAACATGCCACAGTATTAATTTCTTGGTCTGCAACAAACGCAGCCTTATACTGATAGTCAGCAAGAATAACCACAGCTTGAGGTATAGAAGTTGGTTTTAAGAGGTCGTAAAGTGTATCATATAATTTACGAAAAAGGGCTGTATTGTCTATTTCGTGAGACGCTACCCACTTACGAATTGCACCAAAATCTTTTGATGAAATGTGCTTTGATAGTTCATCAATTGATACATCAGCAATTTGTGAAAGAATACCAGTATCAATTTTACCAAACTGTGAGTAACGCTGAAGTTCATTCAACACACGGCGAAAATCTGGAAAGTGTTTCTTAACAAGTTCTGCCAAAACCTTATCATCAGCGTCAACTTTTTCACTTTGCAAAATTGACTGAACCCGTTTAAAGAAAGCGGATGCCATCTTGGCCTTCTCACCATTCTTTAGACCAAAGTCAATCACCGCACAACGAGAATGTAGCGGTTCAATAATGCGGTTCTTGTAATTACAGGTGAAAATGAATGAGCAGTTGCTGGCGAATTCTTCAATCGCATTACGCAAAGCTGGTTGAGTTGAATTAGGATTTAGATAATCAGCCTCATCGATAATGATAACCTTGCGGCCACCAGATAATGACATTGATGAAGCATAATTTTTAATTTTGGTTCTGAATGTATCAATACCACTCTCATCAGAACCGTTGATGACCATGTAATCGCAACCAATTTCGTTGCACATGGCCTTAGCGATGGTTGTTTTACCTACGCCTGCACCACCACTCAGGAGTAAATTTGGAATCTGTTTCTGATTCACATACTCCTGAAATGGTTGTTTCAAACGGTCAGGTAGAATACAATCTTCGACCGTTTGAGGGCGATACTTCTCTGTCCATAACAGATGTTCCATAATATAAAATCCTCACAAAATACAACATAATAAAATTAATCACGCTCGTTTAAGCGAGCAACAACTGTCAGAAAATCTTCTTTTACTTCCCAAGAACCTGCAGCACCAGCAAATAGAATAGTAACTTTCTTTTCTTTGTTACCTTCTTTTGTTGCTACAATGGTCTCTCTTTCATATACATTAATGATGTGGTCAGGATTGATTGCAAGTGTTTCATCAACATGACCTTCAACTGCATTAGTGAATAACTTAAATGCCATTCTCATTTCCTTTCTTAATTTCTTCAACACGGTGTTTTAAAACACTAATAGCCGTATTGAAGTGGCCTGTTCCTTCGGCCTGCGGATTATAATATCTGCGTAAAGTTTCAATTTCGGTTTCTAAGACCGCAATATATTCGTCACGGGTAATATCAAATGGCATATTAATTTACCTTTTCAAACTTAGAACCTTGCTCAGTTGTAATCCAATACTGAAGCGAGACCGATTTGTTTTTGAAGTGTGAGATACCTTTAGATGATACAGAAACATCATAGGTACCAGGAAGAATCTTAGTGATGTTTTCTGTTTTGAAAATCATACGATACTTGTCACCACTACCTTCTGCGATTTCGAGAGCATCGGTGTGAGCGGCATCGTTCTGTAAATCAAGTGTAACAATACTGATTTTCTTACCATCAGATTCGATAGCGACTTGTGGTGAAGATAACACAGAAGCTGCACGGAGAACCCAATCAAAATCTTCAGCTTTCAATTCAAACTTGATTTCAGCATCAGGCATTGTTAGCGCTTTCTCAGGCGGCGTAACAATCATGTTTGCAGGTGTAAAACGATATTTGATTTTGCTACGACCTTTGTTACCAACGATAGTAACTTGTTTCTCATCAAACTCAAATGATGGGTCATCTTTGTGTAGAGAAATGACCGACAAGAAATTGTTCAGGTCATAGATGCCAAACTCAGCAGGAATTTCTTCTTTAATATCAACTTCTGCGAGAATGTTTTTGTGTGAAGAAACCGTTTTAAGTTTCTTGCCAGGTTTAAACATGATGCCTTGATTAATTGCACCAAAGTTTTTTAATACTGAGATTGTTTCATTAGATAATTTCATTTAAAACTCCATAATTAAGATTTATCACTAACAGAATATAGTATATCATGCTCATAAAGAAACATGAGGCAACAAAGAGCATGTGCTAGATGGTGTCTGCCTGATTCGGGGTCAATCTGCTCACCTTCTTTCCATGCCCACAAATGCCTTTGGGCGGCATCAAAGTATCTACGCTTTGAATCGGGAACATATTTCCAATTATCAGGTTCATACTTCTCTGCACCAAAGGTTAATACATCAACTGTAGCTTTTAATGCAAGTGGTGGAAGTAAACCATATTGCAGTTTACCGCCATCAAACTTGCGACCACCTGTTGTAGCGGTCTGCGAATCTTTTACTGCTTTGCTTGTCATAATCTACCAGTGTATTGTGCAACAGATGGCATATTACCAGTAAATGCGTAAGTACCAATGTGTTGTGTTTTCATCCAAGGACATAACCAAACTTGTCCGCCAATTTTACGCCACATCTGACAGAACATATAATCTTCACTTAGGTAACGGTCTGAACCGCCGCCTGTAATTGATTCTGCGGTGTCGATTACTGTATCAAAATAAGCATGAATGTAACGAGTGCCATCAAAGTTAGCTTGACCAACATGGTCAGGTTTATAGTGAATCATTGGATAAGCATCTTTCATCTTATCAAATACATGGCGTTTAACCATCATGTAACCTGTACCAATTTCTAATACTTCTAGTGGGTCTGTAACCTGAAATTGTTTTGTTCCTTTTACCACATTGAAAACATATTCACCAACAAGGTTCTCTAACTCTCTTGGTTCCATATTTGGATGATTTCGTGCCGCTTGTGCTACATTACCCCAATTGATTGACTTCTTAGGATAAGGACCACCAATTACATCTTTATCTAATGCTAACATAGCAATTACATCTTGTGGATTGTAATGAATGTCGCTATCGATAAAAAGTAAATGTGTGAAATCCGAACGGAGAAATTCATCTACAAGATAGTTACGGGCTCTTGTGATGAGTGATTCATTAAACAGGAAAGAGAATTTTGTTTCGATACCATATTTGGCCATGGTAGTTTGTAAATCGAGGCACGATTTGATGTATAAGCCGTGGGCCATGCCGCCATACATCGGTGTTGCCACAAACACCTTATTCTTTTTTAAATCTTCAATTTTTACTTGTATTTCCATGACAACTCCATAAACGAAAAAAGAGGAAGTAACACCTATATGTATTACTTCCTCATCGCTTTTCCTAAACTATTTTAGGCAAAAGCACGCTCTCCCTGAGCACGGATGGCAGCGATACCAGCGGCAACAATGCGCTTAGTTGGCTGACCAAGGCGATAGAAAGAAACTTTGTCGCCATTTGCATTGACACGGCTGTTCAAATAGATTGCATGACCTTCATTACGCAACTCATTGATTGTTGCAGATGGGTTAGCAATACCAAAAACAGATTGCATCTTCTGAGCGGTTAGTGTGTTATACTCGCTATCTTTAGACAAATAGGCGAGAACTCGAGCTTTAGCTGACTTCATTACAAAATACTCCAATAAAAATGGTCTCAACATGGTAAACATTTGAGAGGAGACCGTTCTCTCAAATTCAATATAGTAAGTGTATCACAGGATGAACCAAGTGTGAGGCAAAGAATGAAAAAAGACCCGGCTATTGCCGGGTCAAGTGCCGAACTACAACTGTAATTAAATAGTTTGGTCATCCGTCTTAAGCTGTTCCACTATAAGCTCAGGTTCAGGTTGTGGTGCCATAATTTCTTCAACAGAAGCACCAGCATCTACCTTGGTATACAAGTCAACAAAACTTGCCTTAGTGTCATCATCAAAGCGGTTCAAACACAAGGTAATTGCCTTCATCTTATCACCAAAGATACCGTATGTTTCAACGATATGCACAAGGCGGCGAGTAGAAATCACTTCATCGCAACCGCCATCAGCAAAGGTACGGCGAATCACATCAGCCCATGTAACAAGTTTCTCGGCGAAATCATTATCAGATTTGCCAACTGAGGTCAATTCTTTTTCGATAATTTTACGCTCAGTTTTTACAGGAGGAAATTCTTGTTCCATCGTGGTACGAAAACGCTCTAAGAAGGCTTCGTTAAGCACATTGGTAAACATGTAACGACCATCGTCTGAACCTTTACCTTTGGTGTTGGCAGTAGCAAACACAGTAAAACCAGGTGCAGGTGTAATCAACTCACCTTTTTTCTTCAGCATAAATGGCTTGCCTTCGAGAACACGCTGTAATGAGGAAAGATTCTGAGCACCATAATCAATCTCATCAATACAGAGAACAGCACCTTGACGAGCAGCCGTAGTTACGGGACCATCACGCCATTCCATATTACCATCAATCAACACATAGTTACCAAGTAAATCACTTTCATCGGTTTCAGGTGTCATTGATACGCAAACAAATTTGCGTTTGGCTTTGGCACAAGCCTGTTCAATCGACATTGTTTTACCATTACCAGAATGACCTGATACAAAAACAGGAAAAAACCGCATAGATTGAACGATTGAATACACATCATCAAAGTTACCAAACGGAACATAATTTTTGTATGCCGTAGGAATTAGATTAGTAGTATCTAAATCGGTTTGAACATTTGAGATTTTATGGTTAGATTTTTCAGGTTGTTTGGTCATTGGAATAACTTGTGCTTGTAACGCAGGCATCGTATTTACACCAGATTGTGGCACACGATATTCACCACGACCAACTTTATTACTATCATCTTTAGTAAAAAATTGGGTTGATTTGAGACCTAGTTTGGTCGCAATAGTTTTAATTTCTGCTTTAGTAATTGTTTGCTTACCAGTAGCAATCAAAGCATCAATAAATTTTTGTTTCATTTCGGCACGACTAATCATAATAAAAAAGCTCCTATCACAGTTTATACTACCATTATATCAGAAATGGTAGGCTCTGTCAAGCCTACCTGTTGCATGGAAACAACACTCAGGCAGCGATGCCTTGTATGAATTTGGAGACCAATACACGATTCACCGCTTTCTTTTTATTCATTTTGGCGAATGCTGATGCCAATTTTTTAGTGGTGTATTTGCCATCAATTTCCAATTCATCTTCTTCGGTTTTCAAATCTTCGCCACCAGAAATCAGGAAGAACGAATTGAAACCCTTAGAATGAGATATCAAAAACTTTTCACTTTTGAAACGCTTCTGTATCTCTTTTGTCTTTGCGTCCCATTCATAATAGTTTTTGTTATGAATATCTTGCAAAGTCAAACCATCTTCAAATACAAACTTACTCTGTAAGGCATTCTTGGTATAACCACGAGATTGACTATTCACAATAAAGAAACCAAATACTTTAGCACCAGTTACTTTACGGAACCAATCCAAAATCAATTCATTCATGGCTTGATAAGTTGTGCCAAGTTTCTCTTGGTATTTGTTTGATTTATCAACAACAAAATAATTCTTATCAGAATACCCAAAAGAATATCTACGCAACTTAGTTACTACTTTACCAGAATGGTCGGTATAAGTTTCATACTTAAATGATACATTTGCTCTATCAGCATCACCGTCATGCACAAGCACCAAACTACACAAATCTAGGTTATGTTTGCGTTTGAAGTTTTTCATCACTTCAGCTGTAGCAACCAAAGCCTGTGTCATTGGTGTATTAGACAATGATTCAGTATCAGCTCTAGGCACATCCGTTCTACGATAACGACCGCCTTCATATGATTCTTTCACAAGCAACATATTTTTAAGCGCTCTGGTAAACTCAGCATTAGTCATTTGTGAGTTAAGATACTCACGCAAACGAACGGTACCAAAATCAATTAGACCTTCTGCTTCTTCGAAACATTTGAAATACTCACTTGTATAATTTACACCGTGTTTATTAATGTCAATCATGTGTGTTGCACCACAGTCACCAAAACCATAAACAATAAACGGAATGTTTACTTTACGGCAGAACATTGAAAGAACCAAAATCTGTTCAATCGAACCTGCCATATTGTCTGACATAGAACCAGATTTGTCAAGCAACAAAACAAGACCGTGATTCTTACCTTTTGGTGTCATCATCACTTTGCGGAAAATGTTATCATCAAACTTGTAAGTAGAAAGTTTATTAATATCAATATCGCCTGTATCAGATAACTTGGACTTACTAAATGATTTGGCAGCCTTACGCATTTCAAATTCTTTAGCAAGTAAACCAATGTAGCGCTCATTCTTACGCTTGAATTCATTCAATAACTCTGTTGCTTTATTTGGTGGCATCCACTTTTCTGTAACTGCCTTGTTATAGAATTCAGTAAATAAATCATGCACACGATTAGCAGGTGTAATGATGTTCTTCAAAATTGGTTTAGGAATATTTACATACTCATATTCTTTACATTTCTCATCGAGAAGCATCGATTCATTTTGACGAAAGCTATCATCAGTTTCACAATTAGGTGCAAACTGGTCTTGCCAAGATTCATTCGAGTCCTTGTATGAATCAATTTTAGAACCATCTTTTTCTTTACCATCTACAGCGTTACCATCTTGTTCTTGTTTACCAGATTTAGATTCTTGTTTATCAGTAGCTTCACCGTTGGCATCACCATCGTTATTCTCATCAGGTTTTTCATTTGATTCTTTACCATTATCACCTGATTTAGATTCAATATCTGATTCTTCACCGTCATCATCTTCTTCATCATCTAAATCGAATTCGGTGTCCATGTCATAATCACCTGAACCATCTTCTAGGTAATCGAAAGATTCAAAATCAGACATACGCATTTCCATTTGTTCATCTTTGGAGTATGCATAGATTTCATCAGTAAGTTTTACAACATCTTCCCAAGTTTCTACTGCCTGAGCTTTCTTAACCATAACTTCTTCTTGTGCAGAGAAATTAATCCAAGTGGCAGTCCATTGTGATTTGCTGAATAGATTAAGGCGGTCAACAAAAGGCAAGGTGTTTACATCACGACCTTTGATACCAAAGAAATCGCGGACAGATAATTCTTGGTATGCAAGTTTAAATGCCGTTGCGAGGCCAGGATATTTCCGTTTTACTTTTTTCTCAATACGAGCATCTTCAACTACATTCAAAAATGATTTGTAGTTTTTTGGTTTAGATTTGTCAACAACGGCATCATGCCAACCTGAAGCAGGCGTATAAAGAGCATGGCCAACTTCGTGACCGCAGAGCAGGTCGTAAATAACGCCTGTCATATTTTGCCATATTGGGAGATATAACACACGATTTTGTGGGTCAAATCGTGCTGTTGAAATCTTTTGGTGTTGCACCGTAAGATTTTCAGTAGCCATCAGTTTGGCTAATTGTGATTTTTGTTCGGCAGTAAAATTCATGTAATTGTCCTATTTACCATTTATACTACCATTATATCATTATTTAGAGGGATTGTCAAGCCTTGCTGTTGTATGGAAACAACAGTCAGGAACTCAATGGATATAAAGGGGTGGAGCGGTGGCTTAGATTCGCACTAAGGGAGTAAGTTGGACACCTACTCTGGTTCTATTCCCCGACCGCATTAAGGACATATTACACTATTACTTATGCTTTGTCAAGCGTTTTTAACGACCAACTTGGCAAAGATATTTCTCTTTCGCCTGTTCCCATGTCAACACGGTAAGGTCGTCATAGAAAAGGGTATCATTATTGTTGCGTTGTTTCTTTACTAATTGCTTGATACGAGGTTTGGCATGTTTTGTTTTCCAAATTTCGGTCAAAGCTGAAACGCTGGTGTCAAATGATTTAACCAACTGTTCATCACCAATTCGTTTGTTTAAATAATCAATTGAATTATCATACAAAGGTGACCAATAAATTCCACGAGCATGGTCGGTACGAATAATTTCTTTTGGTATACTCAACTTACTGTAAGTGAATTGTAATGAACGATTCTTATGGTCACGCTTATGTGGTTGACCTGATGGTTTCTTTGCAACATACCATTCAAAATACTTTCGTGTATGATTTACTTTCAACCAATCACGAATCATATACCGAGTTTTTCTTTCAGGTTCAAATGATACAGAGCCTGCGGTAAAACCCATTTTTTGCCAATGGTCTAAGTTATCATATTGAGATAATCCATCAGCCTTGGTTCTACCATACAATGATGTAGTGGTTACCGAAACAAGCGTATCACCATACAATTTCTTCCACAATTCTTGCACAGGGTCGGCAAGGCATAACAATGCTAACAATTTACCACCAACATAATTAAAACCAAGTGGTTGCAATGGCACAATCGTAGAACCAATTGCAGTATGGTTAATCATATTGCCTTGTGTTTTTAATTCTCTTGGCCAACCAATGTGATTATCTCTAGGTGTCAGGTCTAAGAAGTCAGATGAAATACAAATAACACCAAGATACTTCTTTGTTACCTTATCACGAATAACAAAGTTTAGATTACGACCAATATTAGAATTATTCTTCATTGTGGAAGAAAAGGTACGAATACAATTCCACAATTCTGGTAATTCTTTCTCTTTATTGGTATACAACATCTCTGGTTCTAGTGCCAGATAATCGTCAGGTGTATTTGGTACCCAAAAGTTTGATTTAATTTCAGCAATGGCTTTTCGTTGACCTTCATCTTCTAATACAAGTTTCTCACCTTCCCATAAATCATTTACTACGATAGATGGATATTTTTCTTGCACTTCACACCACTTTTGGTAGAGTGTGTATTCTTTTACATCCATTTGCGAAACATACTTCAGGTCTGTAATGACCTGTTCACGCAATTCATCTTCTGTAAATTGTAATGTAGGAAGTGGTGTCTGTTCTTGCCACTTCTGCCATTGCGTTTCTACATCATCTTTAGGGTCAAAACTATATGCCATTATTTTTTCTTTTGATTACGAATCACTTTTTTCATTAACTTATCCTGTTTCTTTCTTGCCATTTGTAACGCAACAGGACCAGCATACTCAATAAACTTCTTACCATTCATATGGTCTAACTCATGTAAGAAACATCTGGCAGATAAACCTTCTAGCATTGTCTGTTGAACCTGCCCGTTCTCATCGGTAAATTCAACTTGTATTGAATTTGGTCTATCTATTTTAATATACAAACCAGGAAAAGAGAGGCAACCTTCATCTGCTTTTATCATTCCT